AGGGTGCCGGCCACGGCCGGCGCCACGCAGAACGTCTCGGATGCGAAGTCGTTCCGAACGCCATGCGCGGTCAGTGCGCCGGCCTGGAATAGAGACCGGCTCTGGTTCTCCCCACCGAAGGCGGGGACGCCGGCCATTACTTCGACGGCAGGCCCTTCGTCGCCCTCGCAGTTCGGACATCCCCACTGACCAAGGCTCAGGTCGAAGAGGTACCCGCAGCCGCACTGGAGCGCAGGGCCGAAAGGAGCGCGTCCGGCAAGGTCTTGCCCCTCGCCTCGGCGCGGCGGATGATCCCTGCGCAGGCCTTCGCGCTCAAGAAGTACCGCTGCGGGATCGAAGTCTGCTCGAGCACTTGCGACAACGAACACACGCTTGCGTCGTTGGGCCAGTCCGAAATATTGGGCATCCAGAACCCGCCATGCGGCTGCTCGGCGGGGTCCATACACACAACCAGCGTTCGTCCATCGGGGCCCTGACGGCTCCAGCGCTTCGGATTCGCCCACCAGGGCTGCGAGGAAGTTGCCGAACGCGTTGCCTTTGTCGGACAGGACGCCGGGGACGTTTTCCCAGACAACGACGCACTCGTCTCCGTCTGGTCGAACATGGTCAATTGCATCTGCGAGCTCCACGAATTTCATTGTCAGGGCGCCGCGCTCGCCGGCCAGGCCGGCGCGCATGCCGGCTACGGAGAAGTCCTGGCACGGCGTGCCGCCCACCAGGATCAGCGGCGCAGCGATGATTCCCAGCAGCACCTCGCGGGCGAGCTTGGTCATGTCGCCCAGGTTGGGTACCGCGGGCCAGCGGTGGGCCAGTACGGCGGACGGGAAGGATTCGATCTCGGCGAACCAACTGGCGCGAAACCCCAGCATGTGCCAGGCCACGCTCGCGGCCTCGATGCCGCTGCAAACCGAGCCGTAGGTGATATGCCAGTTCATGCCGGCTCCTTATGGATAATGTCGGCCTCGGCGAGCTCGCAGAAGAAGCTGCAGGCCGGGATGGCTTCGTTGCGGCGGATCGGCCCGGGAGGAAGGTCGCGGAGCGAATAGCGTTCCCCGGTCTGACGGTTGCGGAAGAGGTACGAACCCGGGCCAAGCTCGTCCTGCACCTTGCACAGGGCTTCGAACTGCTCGGGGAAGTCCTCCTGGATCGCCCGGAAGTAGCCTTCTCCGCCTTTCACGCAGCCGATGCAGTTCGCGTTCTCGTAGCCCAGGCGGTACATGGCCGGCAGTTCGATACCGGCGCGAGCGATGATGGCTTTGCAGTCCTCCTTGCCCAGGCCGCGCTCAATCAGCGGCGCGATCACCGGGCGGTCGGGGTTCCGCTCCCGGAAGTCGTCCAGGCGGTGCTCTTCTTCCGCAGTGAAGCCGAGCACCATCACGTCGCCGGGGCGCTTCCAGGTGTCCAGCAGGCGACGCTTCAGTAGCTTGGTGCAGGGCGCGCCAGTGCGGCCCTTCATGTAGCGCTCGCGGCGGAAGACGTTGAGCACGTCGGCGCCGTACTTTTCGTCGCGTAGCACCGTGACTTTCCGGCCAGTCCAGACCTCGCAGTCAGCAAGGAAGCGCCGGTTGTCCTGATGCTCGTTGGCCAGATAGGCATTGAGGAACTGGACGTCGTGGGTATCGCTGTACTGGGCCAGGGCCAGCTTGCCGGCGACCGCAGAGGCCGCGCCGCAACTGAACTGGACCACGATGCGCGCCTCGGCTGGCATCTGCCTCATGCCATCACCCCCTTGCGATGGGTAACCGCGAGAAGCTCTAGCAGGCGCCGGTGGAAGTGGTATCGCGCGTCAGCTGCGGACCAGGGGCTGATTGGCGCTTGATGGGGCTCGATGCCTTCGAGGCAACCCCATTCATCCTGATGGAAGGGCATCAGATCGCGTCGTTCAGTGGCGAGCGCAATCAGGTCCGCGCGCTTCACCTCTACTGGCAGTTGCTCGTCGAGGTCGAAGCGCTCACAGATGGCTGACCAGATGACGGCCTCGATCTGCCGGAACTCTGGTAGCAGATCCTTGAGCGGTCGAACCATGTCGCCGATGTAGGCCTCTGTGGCGTCGTGTAGGAGCGCGGCCAACTGGTGTTCTTCGGGAACCAAGTCGGCAACGAAGTAGCTGTGTTGCGCCACGCTGTAGTGCGGCGCGCAGTGCCCGTTGAAGCGGCATTGCTGGGCGAGGGCGTGGGCAATGTCGGTCGGATGAATGCTTGCCGGGTCAGGCTGGATCAGGTCGAAGCGGCTGCCGGTGTAGGTGATTATCCACGTCATGGGTCACCTCACATGCACATCGGCGCGGTGTCGCCGGTGTAGTCGAGGTCAACCGCCTCCCAGGCGGAGAGTCCGTCTGTCGACTTGGCGGGCAGCAGGTTGGCCAGAGGTATTTCGGACTCCTCGGCCTTGACCAAGGCGTAGGTGACGGCCTCGCGGATCGTCCTGGTGCCCCGGAAGGTGTCGCCGACCTCGAAGCTCAAGGTGAAGGTGCCGAAGTCCGCGGAGCCGGTTGCATGCTGCTCGAGGAAGTCAAACAGCTTCGTATCAAGAGGCGGGGGCACTTCAGCGGCGAGTGCGGCTGGGATGCGCCGGAGCAGCGCACGTATTGCTTCCTGCGCGGCGTGGGCCGCTTCAGCCTTGTCGTTAGCGTGCAGGCGCGCGAACACGTCTCCGGCCAATCGAAGGAGCTTCGCGGAGGTGGTGAGGGTGTCTACGTCGTCTGGCTGAAACTGAGCGTACTGGTTGCGGGCGTTGTTCCTGTCCAGTACCTGGTCGGCCTGCAGAAGCAGTGCGGCACGATCGTTGATGTGTTTCGCTTGCATCGCGCCCAGGTCGGCCTGGAGCGCTCGAATGTGGACCTGCTGGTCTTCGATGCGGAGTTCACAGGCTCTGGATGCATCGTCGTGGCCGGAGTTGTAGCCGTTGGCATAGGCGGCGCGAGAGGCCCGGAGTGCGAAGAACAGAACCGCGGCGCAGGCGAGAGCCAGTCCGCCGATAATGAACTGATAGGTGATAGGCATGTGCTGTGTCCTGTTGGACGCCGCGCCGCCAGGGATTGTGTGAGAGTCTGGCGGCGCGGCGTGTTGATGGATGGGTTAGATGGTCAGTTCTCTGGCTTTGTTGGTTAGGCGGATGGCGTCGATCAGGCTGTGTTGGGCGTCGGTGAGTTCGTCCAGCAATCCACCGGACTCAACGTCGCGCAGGGTGTCGAGAAAGGGTCTTTTCATGTGCTGTGCCTCATAGTTTGTTTGGGTGAGTTCCCCATAGGGCTCTCGTGGAGAGCCCTATGGGGAGGGCCCGTCGCCAGGCCTTCCGGTTTCACATACGCCGCCATATGTGACTGCTGATCCAGCTCGGCCAGTTGGGCTGACCTGCCCCGGTTGGGATGTCTACATGGCTGCCATTCCTCCCTGTCGTTTCACCCGGTTGCGCCGGGGCGCGTCGATCAGGCTGCCTTGACGCCCTTAGCGTCGAGGAACTCGGCCAGGTCCGTCAGGTACACCAGCGGCTCCTCCAGCCGGGACGTCGTGAGCTTGCGGGTGACCAGTGCCACCTCTCCGCTCTTGATCAGAGCCCGTAGGCGCTTATCGGTCTTCAGGTGCGGGAAGTACGCTGCCCGCACCTGGGCGAGGGTGAGCGTCGCTGTACCCCACTGCTGGTAGAGCTGCTCGAATGTCGTCATAGAACCTCCTCGCACTCCACCGGTAGGCGGGCCGACACCACGGCGACTAGGCCGTTGACTGTCTTGCCGAGCCCGCTGGCGGCGATGTTGCCCGCCGCGTCGGTGACTATGGCGCCGTAAGGACGCACTTCGTCGTTGGTGAGCGTGACGTGGGGTAGCCAGCCGCGAGGGGTGATGGCCACCAAGGCGGCATAGAGCAGCGCCAGTTGAGCTACTTCCTGGGGCTGGCCGGCCAGGCGGTCGATGCACTCTGTCGCGGCGGCTTGTAGAGCGTCGGCCGGGTAGGCGGTCGGTGCCGCGAAGTGCATGCCGATCAGCTTGAGCGTGCCGACGGCGTCGGCGATGGGGTTCGGTGTTGGATTCATGCCACGTCGTCCTTGTGCTGGGTGACGGTGATGGACACGCCGAGACGCTTGGCCAGGTAGGAGATTCCAGCCTCGGTGACCATCACCACGCTGTAGTGGGTGTACTGGCCCAGCCTCGGGTTCCAGCGCGAACGCGGATCCATGAACAGGTGGCCCTGGCCTATGTGCTTGGCCGCAAGGGTGCCGTCCTGGTTCAGGTCCTTGTGCTGCCGCAGGTGGTTGCGCAGGTCCCGTTCGCTGACGCCGAGGGCGGCAGCTGCTTGGCGGATATCCCGGTTCATGGCTGGCCCTCTTAGGCTGCGTTCTTTGCGCGGAGATGGAGCAGTGCCATCACTTCGTCCAGCGTCTGGTAGAGGTCATTCAGACTGCCGTCGTTGCTGATGAACAGGTCGCGTGCCCCCGGAGTGATGCCCGACTCGCTACTGTGTGCGGCGACCTCGGCGGCAACCTGTCGGCGCAGGTGGACGACTACGCCGCCCTTGGCGCGGATCCAGTCCGCCTCGTTGTCGAAACGCACGTCGCTGATGACGAACCCCTGGGCCTGGGGCATCGCCTCCAGGTGGTTGGATAGGTTCATGTCGGCCAGCAGCAGCCAGAGCTGTGGATGCACTAAGTTGCGGCCCCACTCGGTGCCCAGCAGTTGCATCAGTTCACGCGGCGACTTGCCCAGCCACGGCAGCGGCTGTTCCTTGGCCGAGCCCTCCAGGGCGGACCCGGGCAAGTTCAGCATGTCGAGCAGGGCCAGCTTCAGCGGCGAGGCTAGGGCATAGACCAGCAGGCCGAACTGGGCGGCGAGGTAGTTCGCCGCAGTGTCCTTGCCGGAGCGAGCGCGGCCAGTGAGGCCGATCAGGAAGGGTTTCATGCCGCGGCCTCCATGCTGAGGTAGCGCTGGGTGAGGGTTAGGAGCATCGCCAGGTTCTGCCGGGACTCGTCCTCCGTGAGGTTCCTGCGCCGGCCACGAGTGTCGGCGCCGATGAAGGCGTACTCGTAGGCATGGGCAACGCGGTCTCCCAACGGCGCGGTGTCGTCGGCCCGGTAGATTGAAACGGAGACGTCCGCGTCGATGCAGGACAGATAGAAGGTGGCCTTCCACTTGCCCTGGCTGTCGATCAGCAGGCAGGTAGAAAGGATCTGCAGGAGCAGTTCTTCGATGGTGGGCTTCATGCCGCACCTCCCCACGGACCGAACTCGTCATCCGTGCTGTGGGCAGCAGGCCGCGGCTGGGTGAGGCAGGCGCGGTGGGAGGTGCTAACGATCACCAGCAGGCCGGTTCGGGCTTGGATCTCCTGAACGACTCTGGGGCTGGTGGCCGCAGCCGGGTGAAGTAGCACCTGGCAGCGGACTTTGGGCGTGTGCTGTGCCGATTGCATTTGCGTACTCCGGAAGTGAGAGAGGGGGTACGCACCTGATATTAACCACAAAGGTTAAGTAGTCAAGAGATTATTAACCTGTGGGGTTGTTTTTTTGCGGATGGCTGGCTGAGGGGACAGAAAAAAGCCCGCATCACGCGGGCTCGATTCAACTAAAGAGGTTCAAAGGTCTGTGATCTTCCAGCGGGCGCGGCCGCAAATCTGCCACTCCTCGGTGAGCTTGATGATTCGGTCTGGCCAGTCAGGATTGAGGGCGTAGAGGAAGTACTCGGTACCTTCTCTGCGCAACTGCTTGAAGGTGACCTCCTGCGACTTCGTTTTCTTGGCGACAACGTAGTGGCCAGGCAAGGCCTCCAGCGAGGGGTCTATGACTACCTTTTCGCCATCGGAGAACTTGGGCAGCATGCTTAGACCTTCAATTTTCAGAATGAATGCATTAGGGCCTACTGGCCCTGGTGCTTCGATCCATTCCTCCGCATCGCCTGGTAAGAAGGTGTCGACCGCTTCGCACCATTTCCCTGCAGCTACCGATCCGATCACTGGCAGCTTCCTCCCTGTGGAGCTAAGTACTACTGCATTGCCCTGCTCGCTGGGACCGAAAGACAGATCAAGCATCCCTTTCGGAAGCGACAGTGCTAGTTCTATCTCCCTAGCGATCTGGTTTCCTATCCCTTTACTGGGGTTCTTTCCCGCGAACGAGCTGACCTGAGCCTGACTCTTGCCGAGCAGGTCCGCGAGGTCGGTTGAGCGAAGCTTGCGCTCGGCCATGATCCGCCGGAGGTTGGTGAGTCTGGTATCTGAAATATTCATCCGTGAAGTGTTGTGCATTTAACCTTTCGGGTGAATGCCCTTGTGGGTATTGCCAAATTTAACCTTTGTGGTTAAATGTCGGTAGGAGGGCATACGATGATGAAACTACGCGAATACATCGACCAGATGGGCGATGACCAACTGCGGTCCTATGCGAAGCGCTGCTCGATTTCTGTCAACTACCTGCGTTTGCACGTCAAGTACGCGAGCAAAGATCCAAGTGTTTCATTGATCAAGGCCCTCTTCCGGGAAAGCGAGGGCAAGGTAAGTCTTGCCGCAGTGCTTGAGCATTATCGGATTACCGAAGAATCCATTACTGCCCAAGCGGCTTGAAGGATGCCGGCGCGGGACTCTCACCTCCCGCGCCGGCGGGTGCCATTCAAGGGCTCTCACCCCCTTGGACGGCTTACGACGACACAGCACATGCATCGGTCGTGGTCATAGAGTAGGGCCTACCTTGCTCGATGGCTACACCGTAAAAGGAGCATTTACGGTTATGAGCCGGAAAGACCTTTTGCCGAACGCCGGTCCGGTGTTCAGCCTCCGCGAGGCACTCTATCGCGCAGGGCGCGATTATCAGGGCGGGCTCACCAAGCTGGCCCTCGAAATGATGGTTCCCTACGAGGACCTGCAGAAGAAACTCAAGCTGGATGAGGAGCGGCGTTGGCTGAACCCGGATGAGCTTGAGGACATTATTCGCCTGACCTCTGATCCTCGCCTGCTCGCCGCCCTTGTGCGTCCTGCCGGAGCGGTCTGGTATCGGCCCGAAGCGGTCAACGCCACGGCCTCCGCTCTTAAGGCAGTAGGGGACCTGCTCCAACGCGAGGGCGAGTTCGTTGCCAGCTTGCATAAAGGTGCGGACGACAATCGTTGGGAGCCTGATGAGGTTGCCGACTTGGAGTATCACGGCGCGAACGTGATTCGCGCTGTCCTGGGCATCATGGCGGGCGCTCGCCAAGCAATGGAGAAAGATCAGGAGGAAGGCGTTCATGGCTGACGACGTCGACCGCGCTTCCCTGCTAGAGGAGTTACACCTGCAGGCAGCACTCTCCGCCCGGCGCCGTCCAGCGCCGGCCTACAGCATCAGCGAAACCGTCTGTGAGGAGTGCGGCGAGGAGATCCCAGCCGCTCGCCGGCTGGCGGTACCCGGATGTGATTGTTGTGTCGAGTGTCAGACGCGCCGAGAGCGTTGCAATGCGTGAGGTGCCGCAACACATCGCCAGTGCATTGCTCTGTGCACATCCATTCAGTCAGTACCCACTTCTTATCAAGGGAAAGCCCCATGCAAACAATCATCATTGCGGCACCTGCGTGTGCCGGAAAAACTCGCAATGCCACAGCCCTGGCCAAGGCATTCGGTTGCCAGCAGATCGTCGACGACTGGGACGGCTACTCGGCGATCCCAAGCGGGGCCCTGGTCCTCACGAACGTCGAGCATCCCAAGATTCCACGCGGCGCGCGCTTGGTCAGTTGGGCACAAGCGATGCTTGCGCTGGCCTGACCGGGCGTGCGGCTGTAGGTAAAGGAGGTAGCCTGTGAACGAGCAGACTTCCCCACGCCCTATCTCCGCCTGGGCGCGCCGCTACATTGAGCAATTCGGGTTGGCACTGGTCCCCATTGACCCGGGCGAGAAAGCGCCAAAGGGAGAACGCTGGAATCAGCCCGGCGGGTACTTTGCCGACCCAGCCCAGGCTGAGGCGTTCTGGATGAAGCACCCGAAACACAACATGGGCGTAGTGCTCGGGCCCAGTCGGGTATGTTCGCTGGACGTGGACGATGTACCGGCGACGCGACAGGTGCTCTTTGACCTGCTCGGTCTGGACCTGGACGCCTTGCCTCTGGTGTACCCCACCGTAGTAGGTAACCCCGAACGTTTCCGGATCCTGTTCAAGATGCCAGACGGCATCGACCTGAGTCGACATTCTCTCAACTGGCCGAACGAAGCCGACCCGGACGGCTCGAAGTTCAAGTTGGCCCAGGCAGCGCTTCGAGCGGCGAAAGAAAAGGGTGACCTGGCGCAGGTTGCTGCGATGAAAGCCAAGGCGGATAGCCTCCGGCGCTTCACCGTGTTTGAACTTCGCGGTGGGTTGGTCCAAGACGTGTTGCCTCCCTCCATCCACCCTGGTACCGGCGAGCCCTACACCTGGCGAAACCCGCCATCAAGCGAGGGCTTGCCGCTCCTGCCTGACATTCTGCTCAGTGTCTGGAACAACTGGGATGCGTTCAAGCGTGACGCCGAGGCGGCCTGCCCCTGGGCGCCTGCTCCGCAGAAACCGAAGAAGGTCGCCAAACCGAAGCGCCCGGCGGCGACTGGTAGTGCCGGTTCGGTTATCGATGCCTTCAACCGCGCACACGATATCGAGGCGCTGCTTGAAGCGCACGGCTACCTCAAGCGGGGGAAGAAGTGGCTGTGCCCTCAGAGTAGTACCGGGTTGCCGGGCGTGACGGTCAGCGAGGGAAGGGTATATTCACACCATGGCTCAGATCCTCTAGCCAACGGCCATCAGAACGATGCGTTCGACGTGTACTGCCTGCTTGAGCACAACGGCAACCAGTCCAACGCTGTGCGAGCAGCTGCGCGGCTGTTGGGCATCGAGTACCAGGTCAGGCCGCCCGAGCCGCCGCCAGAGCCTGGTGCATCCGATATTCCCCCCAGTGCGGCCGGCGGAGAGCTTCCCCACGCCCCATCTGATACAGGCGACGGTCTTGACGGCGACTCCGCGGATGACGGGGGGGCGGGGGAGGGCCTCACTCTGGCGAAGGCGCTGCGGCGATATGCATTGATCGAAGGGACCACCAACGTGTGGGACATCGACAAGTCGCGCAAGATGAAACGGGCCGCATTCGAAGCGCTGATCGGCAAGGATCTCTTCAAGGAGTGGACTGCAGTCGTTGATCCGAAGAAGAAGAAACGGATCAGCGAGGAACAGGTGCGCGACTGGGAGCGCGCCAGGGCGATGGCCGGCAAAGCCATAGGTCCAGTGAGCATGCCGCCTCTGACCCGATACGTGTACATCGACGGTACTAAGGATGTATGGGACTACGCGAAGAAACGGCGTGTGCCGGAAGGCGCGGTAAAAATGGCCCTGGGAGACGCCTACAGCCTATGGCTCAACAGCCCGGAGCGGCGGGTAGTGGACGTGAACAACATCGTTTTCGACCCAACGATGTCATCAGACCCGAAGGAGACCATCAACACCTTCGAGGGGTTGCCTCTGGAGCCCAAGCGCGATGACGCAGCATGCGAGAACCTGCGGTGGCTCATTGAATTCTTGTGCAACGCAGACACGGATGCGATGGAGTGGCTGGTTCGTTGGTTGGCATATCCGCTGCAGCATACGGGGGCCAAGATGGACACCGCGGTGCTCATGCACTCCACCATGGAAGGGTCAGGTAAGAGCCTGTTGTTCTCCGTTGTGATGGGGCGCCTTTATGGCCAGTATTCGGCCACGGTGGGGCAGACCCAACTGGAGGGGAACTTCAATGCCTGGCAGAGCGGAAAGTTGTGGGCTGTTTTCGAGGAGGTTGTCAGCCGAGATCAGCGCTACAACCAGGTCGGGAAGATCAAGCAACTGATCACCGGGCAGACGGTGCGTATCGAGAGCAAGTTCGTGAACGGCTGGGAGGAAGCCAGCCACATGAACGCCGTGTTCCTTTCCAACGAAATCATGCCCTGGCCGATCAGCCCCGACGACCGTCGCTTTCTGGTGATGTGGCCAGAGGAAAAGCTTTCGCCCGACCGGCAGAAGGCGATCGCTCACGAACTGGCGAATGGTGGGGTGGAGGCGCTGTATGGATGGCTGCTCGCGCAAGATCTAGGAGACTTCGACCAACATACCAAGCCGCCCAGTACACCGGCGAGGGACCGTCTGGTGGCGTTGAGCAGGGCAACATGGCAGACTTTCCTGCACCTCTGGCGGATAGGCGAGCTGGGGGAGGGTCTATGGGGAGCTTGCCTTTCCTCTGACCTGTATGCCTTGTTCCTGGAGTGGTGCCACCGGAACAAAGAGCACTCGATGAGCCAGACGAAGTTCAGTCTGTTTATCAGCACCGCCGGCATCGACAAGACGCGAGCGATTCCTTGGACGGATCGCAATACGCGACGTTTCGCTGCGTTCTTCTTCCCGAAGGATGAGCAGTGTTTCATGCCGGCCAGGCCGACCTCGGCCGAACTGGGTGCGCATGTCGTCGTATGGCGGCAGCGAGCAATGCGAGCTGGCTGGAACGTGGAAAGTTGGGACCACGTGAAGGGGGCGGCCGCATGAGTCCGCTCAGTGTGTCGAGTGTGTTGACCGTGTGTTGGGCGATTTTTCAAACCCAACACACCTCCAGGCCACGTCTCACGCGGGGTTTAGACATGTGTGTTGGGTGTGTTGGGTTTACGCGCCCGGGCGCGCGTGCGCGCAAAAAATATTCTTCACATTGCTCTCTGGCTACTCAAGAAAAATTCTCCACGCGACCCCTCCAAAAACCCAACACACCCAACACACCCAACACCGTCTCACGAAAACCTTTGATTTCATTGGTTTTTGTCTGTGTTGGGTATGTGTTGGGTTGCATAGATTTGTGTTGGGTCATGGTTTCAGCGGGGGGCGGGTCAGATGATTGAGGTAGTGGAGGTGTTGCTGCGGCATTGGGCAGTCCAGTGCGGCCAGATGCTCGGTGGGGAAGGCGCTGGTGCCAGTCCTCTAGCCGGGCTGATCGATTGGAAGGGAGCGCCGCCGCGTGGCGAGCCAGGATCTCGGTTGTTGCTCGGCGGTACCTCCGTTGATCATCGTGCACGCGAGGTTCAGGCATGCATAGATGCGATCGAACGGCGCGGGGAGGAAGGCGCATGTCTCGCGCGCTTGGCGCGCTTGCGCTATCTGAGTTGTCCTCCGCGCACCGTCAAACAGCAGATCGCGGCACTTGGGGTCGGGGAAATCACCGACCGTACTTATCGCAATTGGGTACAGCGCCTCCATGAGCTGGTGCTATGCGAACTGACCCGACGGCATGCCGGCACGCTGGAGGCGATCAAGGCGCTCCGGAAGGCCGAGCGGCGGCGCACTGCTGCACGGCGTGGCAAAGCCGTACGCGGGGTAAATGGTGAATACCGTTCGTCGGCAATTGCTCCCCCGTCAGCCCCCGCGAGCCCCCGTCAGCCCGTGTCGGGATAACCGATAATTCCCCCCTTTCGGTTTTTCCGTTCGGGGGGTACAAAGCCGCCATGGTGTTCGAGATCCGCCAAGGCGGTCCGGCATCGATTGATGCACGTGCTGTGCAAACCGCCCCGGAGCTTCCCCGCCCGGGTCACCCTGAAAGCCCCTCGCTCGAGGGGCTTTCTCTTTTCTGCCGCCGGCTGAGGAGTTCTAGCGATGGGAGAACCAGCGAGCACGACTGCTTCCGCTGTTGTGGCCGGTGCCGCTGGTATCGGTCTGGCCGGGTATCTGGCCGGCATCGATGGGGCCGCTGCTGTGGGCGCGCTGTTCGGCGCTCTGCTGTATTCGACGACGAACAAGGAGTATCCGACCTGGCAGCGGGTGCTGTTTCTGCTGATCTCGTTCGTCATGGGCTATATGACCGCGCCGGCAATCAGGGACGTTGATGTATACGGATACCGGCCGTTCCACTATTCGGGTCTGGCTGCCTTTGTCGCGGCGCTGCTGGTGGTGACTGTTTCTCTGTGGTTGCTCCGGCGAGGTAAGGCAGGACCTGGCGCAATAGGAGGCCAAGATGGGTAACCATCTGGTGCAATTGCTGCTGACGCAAGCGACGTTCTGGCTGTGCGTCGGTATGTTCCTCCGGCTCTTCACCTACCAGCGGGGGGAAGCACGCTATCGGTTCGGTATCTCGTGCCTCGCCTGGCTGGTTATGGGGAGCGCTGGTTCTGCAGCGCTCTACATCCTGAAAGGCTGGCTGGTTGTACCGCCGCATGCCTGGCCCCTGGTCGTCTTGCTCGGCGTGTTCGCGTGGGCGTTGTTCCGGACTCGGGGCAACCTTGCCCGGGTCTGGCGGATTCAGTAGCGATGCGCGGCAGTATCTCGGCCAGGGATTTGGACGACGCCGTTCGGTCCTTGCAGCAGCTCGGTGGCGACTTGCCTGCTGCTGTGTTGGCCGACGCCTTGAACCACACGGCGAACCAGGCGAATCAGGCGCTGGTCGGGGAGATCGACCAGGTCTTCGACCGGCCGACACCGTTCACCCGCAACGCCATCCGCATCCTGCATGCCACCTCGCGCCGCCTTGAGGCGGCCTTGTGGGTGAAGGACGAAAAGGACCATGCCTCGAAGGGGCAGGCGCCGGAGGACTGGGTGGCTCCCCAAGTCTTCGGGGGGCCGAGGGTGGACAAGGCGTCGGAGCGGAACCTCCGAGCCCGAGGCATCCTGCCGACGGGCATGTTCGTCGTTCCAGCGGAGGGCGCCCGGCTGGACCAGTACGGCAACATGAGCCGCGGCCAGATGATCCAGATCCTCTCCGGCCTGGGCGCCCTGGAATACCGAGCGGGGTTCAAAGGAAACGCCACTCAGTCGGCGCGCTCCCTGGCGAAGGGACACCAACTGGCGTACTTCGTGATGCGCCGTGGCCGCCGGCCGATTGGCATCGCCGAGCGCCGTGGACGGACGTTGACTATGGTCCTCGCTTTCGTCCGCCAGCCTCAGTACCGCGTGCGCTTCCAGTTTCACGAAGTCGTTCGGCGTGTTGCCGAGGACGACGCGCGCCTAGAGGCGAACATCGAGCGGGCCCTGGCGAAAGCGCTGCGCTGAACCGTTGGCGGGTGGCCTGGCCGGGCGGAGCGGGGTTGGTTCAACCCGAGCCGGCAATGGCCACCCGCGGGCGGGGTGTCGCGAAAAGCGGGGCAGTGACGTGCTACTCGAAAAGCACCGGGGGCCCCTGAAGCGCCGCCCCGGACAAGGGTGATTCGAACCCCGTTCTCGCGCTAGTGGCTGGGCCGGGAAGTTAGTTAACAGGGTTAACCGGGTTAACCCCCTCGGTTCATCGTGGTTAACAGGTACCGCACATGGAGTTCATGACCAAGGCAGCGTTCGCGGACCGCCAAGGCTGGTCGCGCGCCTACGTGTCGAAGCTGGTCCGGCAAGGACGCCTCGTCCTCACCGCCGACGGAAAGGTCGATGTCCAGGCGAGCGACGAATTGCTGGCCGCCAGCGCAGACCCGAGCAAGGCTGCCGTGGCCGAGCGGCATCGGCAGGAGCGGGTGGAGAAGGGCGTGTACGCCCACATAGGCGCAGGTGCAGCCCCGAGCCCGGCCTTACCGGCACCGGGGCAGACCGCACCGCTGCCCGACTACCAGAAAGCCCGCGCACGGCGAGAGTACGCCCTGGCTCTGCTGGCAGAAGACGAACACCGCAAGAGCCGTGGCGAGACGGTCGAGCGCGCGCGTGTCGACTCCGCCGCCTTCACCGCTGCGCGCGCTCTGCGCGATCTGCTGATGGGCGTACCGCCGAAGATCGCCGGCGACCTGGTGACACTGACCGACCCCTGGGAGATAGAACGCCGCCTGACCCAGGCGCTGCGCCGTGCCTTGGAAGATGCCGACCGCCTCCTGCAGCTCGATGCCGAGATCGAACAAGGGGGCAAGGAGCCGAACTGAACCATGGAACAACCGTATGCCGACGGTGCCGCCGTGTACCTGGCGGCATACCGTCGAGGACTGAAGCCCGACCCCGAACTATGGATCGATGAGTGGGCGGACGAGTTCCAGATGATCCCGGCAGATACGGGGGCGGCCGAGCCGGGCAAGTACCACACCGACCGGACCCCCTATGCGCGCGAGCCGATGCGTTGCCTGTCGCCGCTGTTCCCAGCCAAGCGCGTGGTGACCATGATCGCCTCGCAGCTGATGAAGACCCAGGTCGCCTTGAACTGGATCGGCGGCTGTATCCACATGGCACCGGCCAACATCCTGGTGCTGCTGCCTACCGAGAAGCTGAGTAAGCGGGTATCAGGACGGATCGACAAGACGATCAAGGCCGTGCCGGTGCTGACCGCGCGCGTTGCCAAGGCCCGCTCGCGCGACTCGCGAAACACGCTCGACACCAAGGAGTTCGAGGGTGGCGCGCTGTACTGCGCGTCAGCCGGTTCGGCCTCTAACCTGGCCGAGTTGTCCGCTCGGTACGTGTACGGCGACGAAATCGACCGCTGGGAAATGGACGTCGACGACGACGGCGACCCGGTCAAGCAGGCCGAGGCGCGCGGTTCGACGTTCGGCCGCCGCGCGAAGTTCTACTACTCCAGCTCGCCCACGCTGAAAGGCGTTTCGCGGATCGCCGACCTCTTCACTCAGGGCGACCAGCGGCACTACTACGTCCCGTGTCCGCATTGCGGAACGATGCAGGTGCTGGAATGGGAGGGCCTGAAGTACGACCCCGAGTACCGCCTTGTGCAGTACATGTGCTGCAACGAGGAGTGCGGCGCCCTGATCGAGGAGCACCACAAGGCGGCCATGCTGTCCGCTGGCGAGTGGCGAGCCCATGCCGTCGGTGACGGCGAGACCGTCAGTTTCACCCTGAGCGCGCTGTATGCGCCTCCCGGCTGGTTGACCTGGACGGACCTGGCGAAGGAGTACGACGAGGCCAAGCGTCTACAGGAGAAGGGCGATCCCGGGTCCATGCAGGTGTTCTACAACACCCGCTTGGCCCGGCTGTGGGACAGCGCCGAGGAAATGACCAAGGCGGACGAGCTGCGCAAGCGAGCTGAGGCCGAGGGGCATCGGCTGGGTCTGGTACCCGCCGGAGCGCTGCTGCTGACCGCGGCGGTCGATACCCAGCACAACCGCTTGGAAATGCTGGTGATGGGCTGGGGCGAGGGCCTGGAGCGCTGGACGGTCGATTTCCAGGTGATCCCCGGCGACCCGACCGACGAGCGTACCTGGGCGCTGCTCGACGAGCGCCTGAAGGCTCGATATCGGCACGTCAGCGGTGTGGACCTGGCCATCTGCGCGGTCTGCATCGACTCGGGCGGTCACCATACCCATGAGGTCTACCAGTTCACCCGCCTGCGCCGCTGGCGAAACGTGCTGGCGGTGAAGGGGGCGAGCAAGCGCGGCCGCCCAGTGCTGGCCCAGCGGCCGTCCAAGGTTGACGTCACCTGGCAGGGCAACACCGAGAAGAGTGGCGCCGAACTATGGATGGTCGGTACCGACACGGCGAAGGACTGGGTCTACAACCGCTACCAACTCAAGGATGGCCCCGGGGCGTTGCACTTCTCCGCAGACCTGCCGCCTGACTTCTTCGACCAGTGCGTGGCCGAGCGCAAGGTGGTCCGCTACGTGAAGGGGTTCAAGCGCACCGACTGGGTCAAGGCCAAGTCGGAGCGAAACGAGGCCCTCGACCTCATCGTGTACAACCTGGCCGCGGCCCACTTCCTCGGCCTGCATCGCTATCACGCTCCGCAGTGGAGCAGCCTGCGCGCAGCGGTAGGTCAAGGCAGCCTGTTCGCCGACCCAGTCGCCACGGTGCCCAGCGCGGCCGACGAAGCGGACGAGCATGAGCCGCAGGGCGAGGCGCCAAGCGCCCCAGTGCGGCCGGCACCTCCCGCGCGGAGCGCGATCCCACCATCCCAACCAACTGGCCGGCGTACCTCGCGCAGCGGGTATCTGAGCCGCCGATAGACGAGGTCAGCATGAGCACAGCGCAGCAGCGCCTGGACGAGGTCCGGGTGGCGATTCAGGACATCCTGAAAAAAGGGCAGTCGGTGCGCAAGGGAGACCGCCAGGTCGACCGCGCGCAACTGGCGAGTCTGCGCGTTCTGGAGCAGCAGTACGCCGAAGCCGCAGCCCTGGAGGCGGCTACGAACAACCGACGCTCGCGCCAGGTTCGCCTCTACAGCGGAGGCAAGGGGATCTGATGGCTACCCGATACCGAATCACGTCGAAGCGCATTCGCAACAGCTACGAGGGCGCTGGCACCGGACGCCGCGCCGCTGGATGGGACGCGCCCGAGGCGGCGCTGAATGCGGTAGCCATTCCGGCATTGCCGACCCTGCGCAAGCGCTCGCGAGCGGCGGTGAGGAATGACCCCTACGCCGCGAGCGCGATCAGCAAGCGCGTCAGCAACCTGATCGGCACCGGCATTACGCCGCGCGCACGTCTGGACGACGCGGCGTTGCGCGAGGCGTTGAACCTGCTGTGGGAGGACTGGGTAGACGAGTCGGACGCGGATGACCGTACCGATTTCTACGGCCTGCAGATGATCATTGCGCGGATGGTCGAGGAAGCGGGCGAGTGCTTCGTGAGGCGCCGCAACCGGCGGCCGGAGGACGGCCTGGCGGTACCTCTGCAACTGCAGGTGCTCCCGCCTGACTTCGTCCCGGTGGATCGCAATTTCAAGACCCGCAGCGGCAACGTGGTGCGCGCGGGAATCGAGTTCGACGCCATCGGCCGCCGGGTTGCCTACTGGATGTGGCAGAGCCATCCCGGCGATCCGGCAGCGCCCCGGCGCGGCTACAACCAGCTCAACCGCATACCGGCGGACCAGGTGCTGCACATCTTCGAACCGCTGGAGGGTGGCCAGTTGCGCGGTGTGCCGCGCTTGTCGCCGGTTCTCCTGCGGCTGAAGTCGCTGGATAACTACGACGACGCGGTGCTGTTCAGGCAGGAAGTCTCCAACCTGTTCGCCGGCTTCATCACCAGGCCTCGACAGGATGGGGCGCCGATCTTCGATCCGTCGACCGGGCTGGCTCCTGCGCAGGATCGCGACGGGACACCGATGGTCGGTCTGGAGCCGGGGACCATGCAGGAACTGTTGGAAGGGGAGGAGGTGGTTTTCTCCGACCCGCCGGACGCCGGTAACACCTACGTCGACTTCATGCGACAGCAACTGATGGCAGCGGCGGTCGGTGTCGACCTGCCGTATGAGCTACTCACCGGCGACATGGGCGATATCAGCGACCGCACCTTGCGGGTGCTGCTCAACGAGTTTCGGCGCCGGATCGAACAGGTTCAGTTCAGCGTGTACGTCTACCAGCTCTGCCGCCCGGTGCGCGCGTGGTGGCTGGATACCGCGTACCTCAGCGGAGCAGTCGACCTGCCGGACTATCCGGCGCGGCGACGTGAGTTCCTGCGCACTCGCTGGATCCCACAGGGCTGGGCCTACATCCATCCGGTGCAGGACGTCCAGGGCAAGCTGCTGGAGATCGGCGGAGGCCTCGCCAGCCGGAGCGAGCATGCGCTACGCACCGGATACGACGCCGAGGTGATCGACCGGGAGAACGCCCAGGACAACGCCCGGGCCGAGAGCCTGAACCTGCACTACACCACCGACACCGGGCAACCGGTGAGAGACCAAGGGGACACCCATGAAGAAACGCAATGAACAGCCCCTGGCGCTGGCCGCCCTGTGGGCGCTGCTGGGCGTAGGCACGCTCGCCGATCCGCGCATCCAGAACAAGGCGCAGGTCGCGCCGGATCTGCAGGCCGAGCACTGGTACAGCGTCAAGGCGCTGAGCGCTGAGGGTGCCGGCTCGGTCGCCTCCATCGAGATCTATATCTACGGCGAAATCGGCTTTTGGGGCATCACCTCCGCGGATTTCATCCGCGACCTGAAAGCAGTCGACGACGGCACCTCTCCGGTACTGGTTCACTTCGACACCATCGGCGGCGACCTCTTCGACGGCATCGCCATCCACAACGCGCTCCGGGCTCTGGGCGAACGCTGCACCGCCCGGATCGACGGGGCCTGCTTCAGCGCGGGCAGTGTCGCGGCCTGCGGCGCGCACCGGGTCGAAATGGCCGACAACGCGCTGTTCATGATCCACAACCCCTGGACCTTCGCGGCAGGCGACAGCGAAGACCTGCGCAAGGTCGCCGACATGATGGACCAGGCGTTCGAGGGCATCGTGGCGAGCTACCAGCATCGGCCGCTGAATGTCGACGACGCCGAACTGCGCCGGATGATCGACGACGAAACCTGGCTCACCGCGCCTGAGGCGAAGGACAAGGGGTTCGTGGACGAGGTGCTCGGCGCGGCCGAGCCGATCGGCGTGAACGCACGCCTGGGCAAGGTGCTGAATCGCTATCGCAACACGCCCGACGCGGCGCGCCGGCTGCTGGCCAGTCGGGAGCCGGTGGGCGACCCCGCACTGACGTCGGCCGAACTGGCTGCGGAGCTGACGGCGGACTGCGCCCAGGCCGGTCTGGCCGACTGCGCGGCGTACCTGATCAAGGCCTCGGGCCTGAAAGATCGCGAGACTGTGCGCGCGGCCTTGGACCGGGCGAAGGCCGTCCGGTCGGTATGCCTCGTCGCGAAAATGCCCGATGAGGCCAAGGCGCTCATCGAGGAGGGCCTGGATGCCGACGGCGCCCGCCTGCGGCTGTACGACAAGATCGTAGCGCGCAGCACCCAGGTGGAGATCGACAACCGCGTACCGACGGACGATCAGCCGCAGAACAAGGCTTACCAACCCCCGGCGCCGAGCGACGTGTACGCGAAGCGCCGGCTCAATGCCTCGAAAGGAGGAAAGCAAGCATGACCATCAAGACCGAAGGCGTTCACGCCGGAGAGTTCCTCCTGTCGGAGGCCAACGGCTCGCGCAGCCGCGAAAACATCGTCATCACCGCCGGCTCCGGTCGGCTAGTGGCGGGTACCTTGATCGCCCCCATTACCGCCGCCAATGCGCTGACCGCGACCGCGGCGGCAGGGAACACCGGCGACGGCACTGTCGGTGCCTCCGTGGTAACCAGCGCCGCCATCAGCGGAACCTACGTGCTGGAAATCACCGAGGCCGGAGCCAATGGCGGCAAGTTCGAGGTGGTCGACCCGCAGGGACACCAGGTGGGCACTGGTCAAGTCGGCCAGGCGTTCACCGGCGGCGGAATTGGCTTCACCCTTTCCGACGGGGCCACCGACTTCGTGGTGGGTGATCGCTTCAACCTGCAGGTGCTGGCAGGGCTCGGCGAGTGGACGCCCTACGACGACGACGGTGCCGATGACGGCCGTCGCGCGGCTGGCGGCATTCTGTTCGGTCCAGTGGATGCCACGGATGCCGACGTCAAGGCGGTGGCCGTGGTCCGTGATGCCGAAGTGATCGCCAGCCTGCTGACCGGCCTGGATGCCGCCGGTGAGGCCGACCTCAAGGCGCTGGGCCTCATCCTTCGTACCTGATCCTCCTCCGTCCCTCAACCACCTCAAGCCCCGCCTGCGCGGGGTTTTTCATTTCTGGAGTATTCACATGGCTGAAATCAGCATTTTCGAAGATGAGGCGTTCTCGGTGGAGGCGCTGCTGGCGGTGATCAACACCGATCACCCGGTGCCGGGGCAACTCGCCGCGCTGGGCCTGTTCGAGGAACAGGGTGTGTCCTCGCTGGTGGTGCAGATCGAAAAGGACGGCACCACGCTGCAACTGGTGGAGGCCAAAGCCCGCGGCGGCGTAGGCCAGGTCGTGACTGGTGACAAGCGTCAATTGGTCCCCTTCAACACCGTTCACCTGCCGCAGACGTTCCAGATCCTCGCCGATGAAATCCAGGGTATCCGTGCGGTGGGTAGCCGGACCGAGCTGCAGTCCGCCGAGGCGGTCGTGGCCAAGCGCCTGGAAAAAGCGCGCCGCCAGTTGGACCTGACCCACGAGTATCAGCGCATCGGCGCCATCAAGGGCAAGATTCTCGATGCCGACGGTTCGACGGTGCTGCTGGATATCTACCAGGCCTTCGGACTGAGGAAGCCCAAGCCGCGATCGCTCGAACTGGGTAACCCCGAGGGTGACCTGAGCGGCATTCTGGCCGACCTGCTCGACGAGCAGGACGACGCGCTGGGCAACGTCACCAGCACCGGATCGCGAGCGTTCTGTGGCAAGAACTTCTGGGCCAAGCTCATCGATCACCCCAAAGTGCGCGGCACTTACCTGAACACCCTGCAGGCGGCGCAACTGCGGGGTGACCGTCGCCAGTCGTTCGAGTTCGGCGGCGTGGTCTGGGAGCGCTATCGCGGCAAGCATGACGGGGAGCCGTTCGTGGACGATGGCAGTGCCCAACTGGTCCCGGAGGGGGTTCCGGACCTGTTCATCAGCGCCTTTGCGCCGGCGGACTACATGGAGGTCGTCAACACCGAAGGCCTGCCGTACTACGCCAAGCTTGAGCGTCTGCCCTTCGACAAAGGCGTGGCTGGGGAAGCGCAATCGAACCCGCTGCACCTGTGCACCCGCCCGTTGGCGGTGCGCGAACTGACCCTCTGACCGTGGCGGGTTTCTCTGAACTGGTCGCCGACATGGACGAGATCATCGCCGACGTCCTCGGCGATGGTGAGTTTGGCTACCTGGACCGCTCTGGCCGGCAGGTCGGCAATGCTGCGGTGATCGTTGAGGAAGGTGTTGAGCGCATGGAGGCCGGCGCCCTGGATCGGTACCGCACCATTGCGTGCCGCAAGGCGTTCTTGCAGCCCCTTGATCGCAAGGGGGCGTTCCTCGATTCCGATGGCCAGGTCTGGCGCATCGACGGCATCCATGCCGACGACGGCGACTGGATCACTTTCTACGTGGTGCCCGAATGAGCGATGTGATCGATGTACAGACCGCGGTCATCGGCCAGTTGCTGGACCTGCTCGCCGCGGTTCCGGTGTTCGGCGATACCGTCCGTGAGGACTGGGTGGCCGGGGTGCTCGACGCCGAGGACAGCGACGAGCCCGAACGGCTGATCATCCTGCAGGAAGGGGACACCGTGGAA